CCAAACTTCTTCAAATGTCAATTACGACCGAAGAAAGAATCCCTTGCAAAGTCAAGGAAGACGCGACTCCCGCACAGAACTGGATTACCCTGTTGACAGGTATTACACTTGTCTCTTCTGTAATGTGGCAGTCACGTATTGCTAAACGTAGCACCTACCAATCTTTCAGCATTGTGTTGAGTTTCATACCCTGGGCCTGGCGCCGCCATTTGCCAGTCTGGGTGACGACCTTGACTCGATCTGTTCTTGTGACACTCTTAGTTCGGCTTGCTGCCCAACGTTACTTGAATAGGTTGAGGTTCACGATCGGTACTTATGCAACGCTCGATCACCGCCAACATGTTTGGCGCACTGTATTCGCAAATCTGTCCCGCCCAAATACCAAATGGGCGGCGGGTCGCAAGGACCACTCTCACCCTGACGCCGCTGCACATCGCAGTGGTGCTGTAGACCTTGCCCACGAGTTTGCCACAAAAACCGGCCTCCGTGTTTACTCAATGTCAATGTCCGCTTCTGACCAGCGTAACGATGACTTGGGTGATCGCCCGTTTTACTGGTTCAAAGACTTGACAGTTTTGCCTCGTAAGGATCCAAAACCATTGACCCACCTCCGCACCTTAATCGATGTTGATTACCACATCATGGATTTGGAGGAGGTTTTGGCGAGCGACCCACAACCCACATTCATCTACACCGTCATCCCGACGCGTGCAGCTGAAGATACTGGCGACACTTTGTACAACTTTCTCCCCGATGGCCGTTTCCAAGCCATCGTGAGTGGAGGAGCATCGTACACCCACCGTATCTGGGACTACAACGTGGACAACCTTGTCGTTCATTACGAGAGATGGTTACCTGACCTGGTGACCGGCGAATACCTCCCCGTCTGCCGCACTGTGGAGTACCTAGTTGAGAAACGCCATTTGAGCTCATTCCAAGCCGTGGTTCTCCTAGTACCTATTGCGACCTTTGACGGGTTGAGCGCGATCGCAGCGAACCTACTCCTGGACGGATATAAGCTAAGACGCTTTAATCCAGTCGAAGGGGGTATCACGATGTTCACGGTGAAGGAACGGACTGGAAGCTACATCACGGTCGGTAGCACAGCAGGATATGGCAGTGCCAAGATTTCAGCTGATACTCTCGAAGCATGTGTGCTTGCTCAAAACAACGCAAGCACTTCCACTTGCCTCGCTACTATCAGGTCTTGGATGCCCAAGGATATGGATGAGCAGGAGTCACGCATGATGTCCGCTCACATACTCAACTTCTATAAAAAGAAGTTCCCAGCTGTAATACCCACAGTGTGCCCTGTTTATCTAGCAGACAGGTCATACACTTGCAATGTCAATGATTATGGAGATGAACCGGAAGACCCATCCATGGTTCCCTTCATGAGCCCACTCGACAATCGCGGTTTTAACCCACGTAAGTCCAAGTATCAGGACAAGTGGGCAGTGGAAACCCGCGTGTTGGGCCTCCAAGCCGAAAACAAGGAACTTCGGCCGTTGACACACCACATTGCTAAAGCCACCCGCAAAGTTGTGCGCGATCTCTCACGTGAGCTCTCCGCCGGCGGTCCACTCCACCCAATGGAATGTGGCGATGTGTATGAACTGCAGAAAACTGCCTCGCAAAGGTCACAACTTTTGCGCGCCATGGATAATGCCAAAGTTATGTCTGGCTTCACCGGCTTCATGAAGGCTGAGTGTTATGCTGATGTTAACGATCCCCGCATTATCTCAAACCCTGACTGCTCAGTCAAGCTTGAGTATGCTCGGTTCACGAAAGCATATGACGCCCGGATGCGTGAAATGCCGTGGTTCGCCTTCGTGAAACCAGCTGAGATTGCTCGCCGTGTTGTGTACGTTGCCCAGGAGGCCGCATACATCATTGAGACTGACTTTTCTAGGTTTGATGGTCGCGTGACCACCATCTTGCGTGAGTTTGTAGATATGCCGCTGCTGATGGCAGCATTTCCAAACCATACCGCCTACCTTGATGAACTCTACCATCGTGTCACCAAGGGAGTTGTGCGTATCGGTGACACTAAGTACCTGACCACCGCCGGCAGAGCAGCCGTGCAAGCGTCGGGGTTACCAGATACCACACTCGTTAACACCCCCCGCAATTTCGCCATTGCAACTGTCACAGTGGAGATGATAGCCATCTCCCATGACTGGGCGAAGAAACTTGCCGGTGGTGATGACGGGCTGATTGGCTTAACCCAGGAAGTGCATGTCGAACAATTCTGTCAAACCTACAGCATTGTTGCACGAGCCTTCGGACAGAAGGTGGAAGCGATTGTTCGCAGGAGAGGCGAACCGTTTCAGTTCTTGTCCAGATGGTGGAATGCTTGGTACGGTGATACTACATCGATGTGCGACATCGTTCGTCAGTTGTCAAAATTCCATTTGACTGCCCGTGTGCAGTTACAACCCCATGAGAAGCTCATTGAGAAAGCTCGCTCCTATTATCTAACCGATGCAAATACCCCGATCATTGGAGCACTGTGCGAGTATATCCTGAACTACTACAAGGTTGACAAAGCGCTGCCCCCCACTAATGTGGACATTATGTCTTACTGGGCCACGTTTGGTAGAGCTGAACAGTTCCCAAATGAGCAACGTGACTGGATGGAAATCGTTTTGAACAATGAATACCCGACTTTCGATCACCAAACGTTCATCAACCACATGATGGTACACAGGTCCCCGCTAGAGTTCCCTCTCTGCGTCCCGCAACCACACCCCAAAATCAAGAGGGATGTGGTGTTAGACGGTGACGTGGTGAGGGCTCAGCTGCCTCCAGCAGTTGAAGAGTTGTCTAAACAGGTACTCTTCAACTTTACCGGAGGTGCTGTGCAAACGATTACACCACCCGTGAATGCAAAGTCATGCACAAAAGCAAGCTCCAGCTCTCGTCCCGCCAAGCCATTGGCAAAGGCCGTTCGAGGGCCAGGCAGTACCGCAAAACCAGGTTTTTGTGGAAAGCCGGCCACCATTGGATCTGTTGGAAACAAACTCTCTCGCTCAATACGCTCGCCTCCCTCCCCGCGAGCTGTCCATGTTGGACGTGGCGAGTCAACTGTCCAGCAGCCTGGAACTTTTGAAGTTCCTGCCCGCCCTGCAGGCAAAACAGGCTCTAGACTACCATCTCCAGCAGTGCAAGAAGGAAGCAACCCACCTGCTCCGCCAGATCGATCTCCAAAACCAGGAGATTGCTCGCCTCCGCCAGGCACCACACCCCCCACCTCCGAACTTTTCTTCGGGACAATTCCCGCCTCCAGTGGCCTCACCGACTACTCGAAGCTATTCCCCAATGTTCCCCACGCCACCTACCACCCCGTGGCCGGGCCGCCAGAGCCCAAGTTCGAGCCGCTGGTAAGCGTCACTCCAAGTCTCTCGGGAAACCAGACTTTAAACGATAATCCCCCAACACTCACCATGCCAATGGGTGTTGATGTTAATGGCAATCCATCAGAGTATAAGCTTTTGGCTGATGGTAAGGGCCCCTACGCCAC